ACTGCAAATCATCTTACAAATATAATGAAAACTGGTAACCCGGATATCAAAATTGCTGCATTAAAAAGTAACAAAATAACTCAATCTCACATAGATCATGCCATAGACGATGATGACCATTCAGTTGCAGCTATTGCCGCAAGACATCCGAAGGCTTCAGACGAAAATATTTCTAAAGCAATCTCTAATAGTTGGCTAGTGGCTACAGCAGCATTAGAAAACCCTAATGTCAAATCACATCACGTAGATAAAGCTCTTGAACACCCACTTAGGGCAGTGAATGCTGCTGCGGCTGGACATGATCTACTTGACCCAAGTAAACTTCCAGAACTAATTGATCATCCTGCTCGACAAGTTTCAATGGCTGCAATCAATAATAAAAATATTGATGATTCACACAAATCTCAGATTCTCTCTCACACCAATCCCGAAATTAGGGAACAGGGATTCGCATTGAAAAATCTTAATCCAACCTCGGAAGATTTACATAAGGGAATTTCGGACCCGGAATATTCTGTCCGGTCGAGTGCAATAGGTCACGATAATATTACACCAGAACATATCAATAAAGCTCTTGATGATCCAGAGGATTCTATCAGGAAGAAGGCATGGCAACATACTAATGTAGATTCTAGCAATATTGATAAGATGTTCAACCTTAAGAGCATTAAGGATAGGCGTAGAGCAATTCTACATAACGAACATAAACTCAATGATTCACATATTGATAGGATGATGAATGATCCAGATTTGAAGGATTTGGCATATTCTTCACCAGCGCTGAATCCTAAACATATTACTAAGTTACTCAATGATCCTGATGCTAGTCATAGGGATATTAACTTCCTTACTTCTAATAATTATCATAAGTTGACTCCAGAGCATATCGATACAATATTAACCAATCCAAAATTCAGTGAAAGTAATAAAATTGGTATATCGCGATATGGAAGTAAAATGTCACCAGAAAATCATATGACTGCATTACATCCTGATCAACCAACAGAAGTGAAGAAACATGTATTGAATCATCTGATTGACGAATATAAAATTAAACCTGAACATGTAACTGAAGCACTTAAGAGTCCAGAAGCAGTAATCAAATATAGGGTTGCGCCACATGCTAGTGCAGAAGAATTACCTGCACTACTACATAAAGATGTACCCTCAGTTATTAGATCGGCAGCACTAAAAAATAAAAATATTACTCCAGAACACCTAACTTCTATTATCAATGAGCCGCGATCCTACGAACAGTCAGAAACCTACGAGAACGTTGCTAATCATCCGCAGCTTCAGCCAAATCATGTATTACAGATGCTAAATAAACCAGTAATTGCTGCAACTCACGATGCTATGTCGCACAAAACAGCGGTGACTCCGAATGTGATTAGTATGGCACTGAACCATGAAGACCCCGAAATCGCTAGGGCTGCAGCCAAACATGATAATGCAAGTTCTGAAAATCTACATCAGGCTGTCCTCCACCCAAATCCATATGTTGCAAATGCAGCAATGCTTCACAAAAAAATAACAAGAGAACATTTAACTATGGCAATGAATCACCACCCAGAAGAATCGATGCGAGAAAGAGCTAAGGATAGATTGAGTAGGATTGAAAATGGCTAATGTATTTGACGAATTAGTAAGTAGAGGTATGCGAGCGGGCGTGATGCCCGGTAAGACTGCTGAGTCTAGAGAGTGGTATAGAACTGCTGCTGGTCTTCGTAAGAACACTAGCATCAATACATTCTTGAAGGAAGAAAAGCGAAGAAAGCACAACATTCGTGTGGGGTCTATGTACATGTTCGTGTACGATCCTAAGCATAAAGAAACACTTCCATACTATGACACTGTACCATTAATATTTCCCTTTGAAGCTCGTGGCAATTCTTTCCTAGGATTGAATGTTCATTACTTGCCGCCTAGACTCCGAGCAAAATTGATGGATGGTTTGTACGAGTATTCTAACAACAAGAAATATGATGAGACGACTAAGATTAAACTGTCTTACCAACTACTGAAGTCAGTATCCAAATTAAAGTATTTCAAACCTTGTGTCAAGATGTATCTGAAATCTCATGTCAAGACCAGTTTTGTTTATATCTATCCTAATGAATGGGATATTGCACTCTTCTTACCAATGGCCAAGTGGAATAAGCAGTCTGGTAACTATGTACATCAACAAAGTAGAAAGATCATCGATAATGCTTAAGGTAGAAATCTAATGTTCGGACAGTCATGGAACCACGGCACAATGCGAAAATATGTAGTGTTCTTCGGAGCACTATTCAGTGATGTCTGGTTGACACGAGAGGATACTTCCTCTAATATTGTTCAGAACATGAAGGTTCCACTTAACTATGGACCCAAAAATAAATTCCTAGCTCGCTTGGAAGGTAACCCAGAATTAGATCGAAAGATTGCTATTCAATTACCAAGAATGTCGTTCGAGATAACAAATATTCAGTACGACTTCACTCGAAAGTTTACAAGCGTAAATAGACTTAGAGCACCTGACCCTTCCAATCCGGATTCTAATTTATTCCAGTATCAGCCAGTACCATACAATATTGAATTTAATCTCTATATCATGGTGAAGAACGAGGAGGATGGATTTAGAATTATTGAACAGATTCTACCATTTTTCCAACCTGCATACACCGGAAAATTAAATGTTAATGAGGATATTGGTGATCTGATTGATGTTCCGATCAGTCTGAATAGTGTCAATCAAGAAGATACTTACGAAGGTTCATTCGAGAATCGAAGAGCTATCATCTGGACACTTTCGTTCACCATGAGAGCTAATATTTTTGGTCCTACTCGTTCTGGTGCGGTTATCAAGCAAGTAGAAGTCAATTATAAGATTCCAAATGTCCCAGTAGAAGATGCATTACCTACGGTGAATAATGCTATTGAAGTGGTCATCACTCCCGGATTGACTGCTAATGGCGAGCCAACATCCAACTCCTCACTCTCTATAGATAAGAGTTTGATTGAGTCAACTGATGATTACGGATTCATCAAAGATATTGAGGAAAATCTATAATGTCAACCAAGAATCTGGGATCAGAAGGATTTAAGTGGTTCCTAGGCATTATTGAAGACCTAGACGACCCATTAATGCTAGGTCGTGTTCGTGTTAGGATTTTCGAAGAACACGATGATAATATTGACACCAAATCTCTTCCATGGGCAATTTCTATTATGCCGGTGACGAGTGCTTCTTCGGGTGCTGTAGGTAGTTCTCCTACAGGGCTCACATTAGGTTCATATGCTATCGGGTTTTATATGGATGGAGCAGAGAAACAATTTCCTGCTATCTTCGGTACGTGGCACAAGATTCCGGGAATGAACTATGATAAGCATGACGTCTCTAAACTGGCTCGTGGTATTCAGAGTATACAAAAGGATAAGCTTGGTCCAGAACCTGCTAGTGATTATGCAGCAAAGTATCCACATAACAAGGTTACAGAGACTGTCTCCGGTCACGTAATTGAGATTGATGATACACCGGGTGCAGAACGAATTCATATCTATCACAAGTCTGGTGCATACATTGAAATGAACCAAGATGGGCAAGTAGTTATTAAATCTACTGCATCGAACTACGAGATTGTTCAGGATGACAAGACTCTATATGCAAAGGGTAAGATCGATTTTATTTCTGAAAAGAATGCTACCATTAATGCTAAGGTAGGAGTCAAGTTATCCGCTCCAGCAGGATTGACTGTAACTGAAGGCACAGTAACGATTAAAGGAGGTCTCTCTGTCGGCACTGGAGCAACAGGGACATTCACAACACCAACAGGTAAAACTATACACGTGATGAGCGGTATAGTGACAAATATATTCTAATGGCATGTGGTCCAACCGAAGACAATCCATTTGGTGGTAGTCCGACTGAAGATACCATCAAACATATCAAAGAGTTAATAAAGCAGATCAACTCTGCGGATGACTGTGAAGCTCTTGCATTAATGGTAGAGGCTCATGTAAAGTCAACACAAGATTTGATAGTTGATATCATCGAAGAAAATCGAAAAATTCTATCTGACTTATTACCCATACTTGACCTACCCTTCCCTGATCCAGTTTCCATAACGAAGTGGATTGAGAAGTTGATGACTAGTACTGCGATGCAACAACTGAAAGCTACCATCAACTATATAAAACAATTAATTGATCTTGCCATGTTACTTATGGAACTAGTTGAAGCTATTACGAATGCTGCTGATAAAATCCTTGCATGTGCAGCTAATCTACCGGGTTATGCGGCGAGTCTAATTCTAGGGACCATCAATAATGAAATTTCTACAATCATATCTGACGCAGAAAATTCGGTTAACAATGAGATTGATAAAATTTTGGAAGATACCTGTCTTAAGGGAATTTTCATAGCGCCAAGTATAACACTATCGCTATTGAATGGTGAAATTACCACATCTCTAGGTGAGTTGTCAATGGCCCAGAGTAAAATTACTAATATAGTTGGAACCTCTGATACAATGATAGATACAACTAACCAAGAAACATTTATGTCTACGGTAGATTCTGGATTCGATTCTCTAAACTCAAGTGTAAGTACCTATATTGCTCAAACTAATACTTCAATTCAATACGTAACATTCTTAATGGTTTCAGAATTTTGATAAATATACAATATTAGATGCATAAGGATAGGCAATGTCAGCAAATTCAAGTACAATTTTAACGAATCTAGACTTCGATTCCCTGAAGAATACTTATAAGGCTTACCTTAGAAGTCAAGACAAGTTCGCTGATTATGATTTCGATGGCTCAAATATGAGCGTTCTACTTGACATCCTTTCCTACAATACTTACTTAAACTCATTCTATCTGAATATGGTCGGTAACGAAATGTTCATGGATACTGCTCAGTTAAAGGACTCTGTAGTATCCCATTCAAAAGAACTTAACTATACTCCAAGGTCATTTAGGTCAGCCGTCGCCGTAGTCAATATTATTCTTACGAGTGCTGATCTTACTCTAAAGTCTGTGGTTATTCCTAAGGGAACTACTTTTTCAACCAGAATTGGCGACAGTGCATTTACATTCTCTACTAGTGAAAATATTGTAACTACATCAAAGGTCGTCACTTCATCTACTGTAACCTTTACTGCAGAGAATGTTACTCTATATGAAGGTACATATATCACAGATACGTTCTCGGTCTCTGCAGGATCGACAACTCGATATCTACTTTCAAATAAAACAGTTGACACCACATCTATTACTGTTACAGTACTTGAAGACGTGGGTGCGGTTACGCATACCTACAGTAAGGCAGCTTCACTCTTCGGATTGGATAGCAACTCTAAGGTATACTTCATCCAAGGTGCAACTAACGATAGATATGAATTAAAATTTGGTGATGGCGTAATCGGACGAAAGCCTAAGGACAACTCTTTAGTAATTATTGAATATCGAACCTCAAGCGGTGAGCTACCCAATGGAGCATTCGAATTCAGAGCAGATGGTACGATTGATGGTATCGCAAATATTACTGTCAATACAGTAGATAAAGCTACATCGGGAACAGTAAGCGAATCTATCGACTCGATCAAATATAATGCACCTAGACATTTCAATACACAGGAACGTGCAGTAACCTCAGAAGACTATGAGAATCTTTTGAAGCAGAACTTCAATGAGATTAATGAAGTCGTAGCATATGGTGGTGAAGTCCTCGATCCGCCACAGTTTGGTAAGGTTTATGTCTCAGTTGATCTCAATAATCTAGATTTCTTACCGTCAAGTAAGAAGGATCAATACTATAAATATTTGAAGTCACGTTCACCAATGTCTATCGATCCCGTCATCGTAAGTCCAGAATATCTTTATGTCTATTGTGAAAGTACTGTCAGCTATAATATTAATACTACCAACCTCAACGCTAATGATATCAAGACTCTGGCGATGTCATCTATTCTGGAATATTCACAAAAGTATTTGGACGGATTTAATAAGACACTCAGATACTCTAAGCTGGTTCAGAATATTGACTCTGCACACGTCTCTATCGTATCCAATGATACTACATTGAAGGCAGTCAAATACCTCACTCCAGTAAAGAACACTTATCAGAATATTACTGTAGATTTTGGGTTTGAGTTAGCCAAACGAGCAACCAAGGATATCAGCATCAATATTGATGATACCAAGAATGTGAGTGTGGAGTCCTCAATATTCTACTATAATAATGCTCAAGTCTATCTATCGGATAACGGTTCTGGAATCATGCAGATCGTGAGCATAAAGAACAAAACACCAATTATTGACGTCGGTACGTGTGACTATAGTAAAGGTGTTATTAAGTTGCTCAATTTCAAGATCGATTCGTATATCGGCACTCAGATTAAGCTCTATGTTACTCCGAAGAATGCTGACATTTCTTCAATAAATAATACTATATTATCAATATTGGATGGTGATATAAACGTATCTGTACTCCAAATAAGAGAATAGTAAATGCTCGATATAGAAGACAAAATTTCCAATTTTGTTCAACAACAATTCCCTGCATTCTATCAAGAAGAGGGACCGATTTTTATTGCCTTCATGAGAGCATACTATGAGTGGCTAGAGAAGCCGACTCAGACTCTTATCCTAGAAGATAATAATGCATTTGCTGAAGGGGATACAGTAACTCAAGCACTTACCACATCAACAACTGCAGAGGGTATTGTTCTCCTAGTAGAAGCTGATTACATCGTAGTAAAATTGACTACCAATGAACATTTCGTCAGCAAGAGTATGTCTGGATTCCTTCAGGCGATCTATAATCAAGATGAAGTTTCCACAAATATCATCTCGATCACATCTGATAATATCCTAGCTGAAGCAAGAAGTATACAAAAATATAGAGATATCGATGCAACTATTGATATCTTTATTCTTCACTACAAGGAAAAGTATCTAAAGAATATTCAGTTCGATATTCGAACAAATAAAAAGCTTCTGATTAAAAATTCCCTTGACTTGTATCGTGCCAAGGGTACTGATAGAGCTACAGATTTATTCTTCAAGCTGATCTATGCCGAACCAGCCGAGGTGTATTATCCGGGAGATGACCTATTCAGACTATCCGATAACACATGGGTAGTTCCACAATATATTGAAGTTACTAGTTCACCGAAGACTGTAGGTCTGGTAGGGAAACTCATTACGGGTGTGACATCTGGTGCTACTGCATTCGTCGAGAAATACATCAAGCAACGAAATAATACTGGAATTTCACATCTGTTGTATCTTACTGATATTCAGGGGGAGTTTGTTGTAGATGAATTATTAAGTTATGATACGGTCACTAAAGACCTTCCAAAGGTTCTAGGATCAATCTCAGAAGCCTATATTATTAACGGTGGTACTGGACATAGTGTTGGCGATGAAATCACCCTAGAAGGCAATCGAGGAACTGGGGCAGTCGCAGTCGTAACTGAAATTGCAAATAATGATGGTCTGATTCAATTCTCTATAGCAGATGGCGGATATGGCTTTACTGTAAATGCAGAAACGTTGGTGTCTGAACTAGTAATAGAGATGGCCAATGTTATCACTACTGGATCATTATATTATGACATTCTAGAAACAATAGAGCAACCACTAGCTAACATAGTCTATACTCAAGCTACAGCAAATATTGTAGTGGGTGATTATGTCTATCAATATGGACCCAGTCTTTGGTCTGGTTCTATTGTCTCATTAACTACATTTGAGGGGTCATCTAATGGTTCGTTTATTGTGTCAGTACATGACAATGTTTCGTTTAACACTGCACTTGATGTATTTACAAGTGGTAATGCAGTACAATGTAATGTATCTTCATATACTGAAGTTACTGCTACTGGTACCTACCTAGGTAATTACGATAAGAAAATATTGTTTGTTTCCAATTCGAATATTGACTTCACTGCATTACCTACTATATACCAATCTGATACTTCGGGTGAGTATGCTTCGGGTAAGGTATTTAAATATACTCCATTAGGATCAACATATAGAGTAGAATTATCTAATACTGCAGGGACATTCAAAGCACAGTCTAGTGATCTGATCAGAGTCAGAGGTACCTCAAAAACTGCATATCTAGATAGTATCACAATTACTGTCGGTCTGCATAATGTCTCCAATACCTTCTATGCTTATGATTCTGCCATTTCTACTTCAGATACGCTTGCTACCACTGGGTATGTGACGAAATTAAGCACTGGTACCTCTGGTAGCTTTAATGTTGGTGCACTAACTAACACCGAGGAGGTAGAATTATATACTGATTTACTATCAAGTAACAATGCGGGATATGCCAATGAAATTGGTGGGGCGGTAGTGTCTGCACCATTTATGAATATAAGACTCAATAGTTTTGGATATGGATTTCCGTCTTCACCTCAAGGGAATTCTGCTACCGCTCTAGGCACTCTGCTCAATACTGATCTGAAAACTATCGGTACTATATCATCTCTGATCAATGTGAATCCCGGTTCAAATAATACCTTCGAACCTATTGTCTTAGTAAGAGAGCAACTAGTTTCTAATTATGATAAAAACGATTATATCTTGTATTTGACTAGTGGCAACAAAAAATTTATCGTTGGTGAATCTGTAGAACAAGGTGATGCTAAGGGTGTTATCAAATCGATTGGTAACACATCAGTTCTTTATGTAAAGAGACTAAATTTTGAGAATCTGTTTACGGCTAGCTCAACTATCACTGGTGTAACATCTGGTGCGTCATCTGTTATCGCAGAAGTAGCTGAAGATGAATCTACATTACCAATCGGATTGAATGCTACTATTCTAGGCGATATTGTATCTGGAGAGGGTAGCATCAAGACTGCAAAAATTATTGACACTGGTATCGGATATCGATCTGGAGATACAATCACGTTTGGTACTGAACAGGGTTCAGGTGATATTGGAGTTACTCCAATTGGATATAGTCCCGGCTACTTCAAATATACCAAAGGATTCTTATCGAACGACAAGTATATCCTTGATAGTGACTATTATCAAGAGTACTCTTACGATATTATCAGCAAACTACCATTTGATAAGTATGCAGATATGTTCAAGAAGGTCATGCATGTTGCTGGTACAAAAATGTTCGGTTCGGTTAGCGTTACCTATGAAGCTGACAGTGATACTGGACTCGTGCTTGGTGAAACAAATACTACAGATGTAAACTTCTTTGCATCGTACTATGGGTTCTTCAATGGTAACACAGATGTTATTGTCACTTCAACTAGTGATTATGTTGGAGAGACAATCAGCTTTGACATCACACCTATCGTAGGCGATTACTCATACGAAGTCCTTGAAGCCAATATTACTCCAATTGTGCTTTCCTACGGCTACGAGAGTACTGAGTACGGAATTCAAGTCGATGGGCATTACATTGAAATTGAGAACGATGATGGTACTGGAGTAAAAATCTTCAGTGATGGCGACCCAGTAATCTATGTGGCATCTGATCCAGTACTTACGTTCTTCGCTAATGCTATCGTATCTAACTTCATTTCAATCAATAATAATATTCTATCAAATTCCTCATTGATTGTCTACTCGAATGAATCTGGACAGGCGGACATTGGTGGTCTATCAGATGGTTCTGAATATTACTGTGTGTATGCCAATAATAGCGGAACTAAGTTATCCTTGACTGCGGGGGGTGCAAATATTTCCTTGACTGCTGGTCTAGGTGTTCATACACTTATTGGTATCGCAAATATCGAATCTAGCGTAGTTAAACTGGCAAACAATACTACATATTATATCTCTAGAAGTACTCCTACTAGTGTTAAGTTATCGACCAATCCAAGAACTGATCTGGTAGTAGAGTTCAATGCTAACTCTGACATTTTTGGCGGAAAGATTACTATGTCTAATCATCCGTTTAGTGCAAATGATTGGGTTCAGTACTATGTGGATATCGGAAAGACACCACTTGCGGAATTGACTAGTGGACAATACTACTACGTTTCCAATACGACATCAACTACTATTACACTAAGTGAATCATCTACAGCATCTCCATTAGCACTCACTAAGGGCCTGACTGAGACTGGACATTACGTCTCAACCGACGCATTTATTCCAATCGAACCAGCACTTGCAAATGCTATTGTTGCTAATAATCACTATATCTATATAGAATAAATATAGAAAAGGAAAAGTAATGGTCGATTTCAGCATATCCAATTTCAAAGCTTCTATCAACAATAACGGTATTCTAAGGAACAATATGTTCCTAGTCAATATTACTAGACCAGTTGTACTTAGAAATAGTGGCTTTGTGCTTACTAGAGAAGTTGAAATTAAAAGTAAGACCTTTGATATGCTAGATATAGTTACCCTTCGCTGTGAATCAGTAAATCTACCCGGCATGAATCTATTGACTACTGACGGTATCTATAGATACGGCTATGGTCCCCCAGAGAAGATTCCATATGGAGCAATCTTCACCGACCTTAGCGCTTCATTCATCGTAGATCGATCTGGGTCACAATTTAGATTTTTCAATATATGGATGAACAATATTTACAATGTGGACTCCTCTAAGGGCATTGGTGCAGTAAACCCAGATACTGGTAGCCAGACCTTTGAGATGGGATATAAAGGTACCTATGCCACTGACATAACCATCTTTGTCTATAATGAGCAAACCGACAAAGTTCTTGAGATGACTCTACATGAAGCCTATCCGTACCAAGTAAATGATGTTCCATTAAGCTGGTCCGGTCGAGATGATATGATCCTTCTTAATGTAGCATTTACATACAGAAACTTTGTGATGAAAAATGTCGAGGGATTATCGAAAATAAATATACTATCACTCTTCGGGATAAAGTAAATGTCAACAAAAATCTTAACTAAGAATTTCAACGTAGAGAACGCAAAGAACTTCGTAACCTCTGTTACTGAAGGAGTTGACTCATATTATATTTTTGCTGCCAAGCACCAACCATATGAAAATCAGGACATTTTGGATTCTTCCTCGACGGTTGAAGACACCATTCAAGTAACGACATTTGACGTCTATAACGACCTGATCTTCGGTAAGAAGGTCTCAACTACATTGGATGTCAACTACATGGTTCCAAGAAATGAATGGGTTTCTGGGACGGTATATGCAATCTACGATCACGAGGATGCTGATCTACATGATAAGCAATTTTTCACGATCACTAACGTAGGTGTATTCTATCACTTCTACAAATGTCTGAATAATAACAATGGTGGTGAATCTACTGTAGAACCAACCGGGACTAGTCTATATCCATTCCAGACTTCTGACAATTACGTTTGGAAGTATATGTCCACTGTTCCACTTGGCATCTTCAATAGATTCAAAACGGTGAACTACGCGCCTATTGCAGTATTGGATGAAGTTATTACTAGCGCCACTGCAGGTACAATAGAGAATATTCAAATTGTTTCTAGTGGTTCTGGCTATAATAACTATATTCCATCAGCAGAATTCACTTCAGGTGATATCAAGCTGGAAGGTAGTTCAGTATTATATGGACTAAGTGATGCGGCATCCTCACTTAATGACTATTATAACAACTGTACAATCAAGATAACGTCTGGTGTGGCTGAAGGTGAGTATAGAACAATCGTTGACTATACAGTTGATGCTGGTATCAAGAAGATTGAAATTGCTAGCGCGTTCTCAAATGCGCCAAGCTCTACTGATACCTATGAAATTTACCCAACAGTATTTTTATATTCAGATGGAACTCATACGGTAAACGCGGCTGCTATTGCCATCATTGATGCTGATGCAAGTAATTCTATCTCTTACGTAGAGATTCTCGATAGTGGAGAGAATTACCGAGAAGCTACAGCAGTCCTAAATATTCCATCCGTAGTGAGTGTAACCGAAGAAGCTTCACTGAGAACTATTATTTCTCCACCGGGCGGACATGGCTCTGACCCAATCTCAGAATTGGGTGCAAATCGAGTCTGCATCACATCTAGATTTATTAAGTCCGAAGATGGATTCATTCCGGTGACTAATGACTTCAGAACTGTCGGTCTGATAAAGAATCCTACCTTCAATGAAATTAAATTAGAGCTTGACCTAGGAGAAACCTCTGGTACATTCTTGGTTGGTGAACCCGTATATTCATATAAAGACATCATTCTCACTGGATCAGTAGCGCTTACGCAAAGTTCAACTGTAGTTAATGGAAATACTACACAATTTGTCAAGTCCCTTTCCAACAATGATCCTATCTATATTACTGATGGAACTAATAAGCTATTTACGACAGTAAACGCAATATCAAATTCAATTCAGTTGACTATAAAGTCTGCAGCAACCTATACTTCATCAAGTGCATCCATCTCATTACTTGATAAGAGCTACTATGGTGAGGTTACTGAGGTTGGTAGTTCATATATAAAGATCAAGGATGTATCTCCCGGATTGGTAACTGGAGACCCATACATCTATGGTAATACTTCACTGACAACTTCTAAGATTGACATGACAGACGACCTTCCTATATCTATTGCAGACGGCGAAGCGATCAATGGAAACTATGAGACATTTGTCGGTTTAACCAGATTCTCTGGGTATGTATCGTCGGATAGTGGTGATATTACTGAAGATGGCGAATTGACTCAGAATATTGGTAATGAATATACTACACCAACTGCCATCTTCCATTCGTATGCCAATAACGATTCTAGAGACACAATCTACGCTAGTAACATTAAAAATGTATTTGAAATAAATAATGATATTATAGCTGAAAGTGGAACGATCACGTTCGCTTTGGGTAATAAATATAATGGAGATTTACTGCTAGACTCTGGTAAGGTATTATATTTGGAAAATTTGGACCCAATATCTATAGCTAACAACAAAAGCGAGATAATAAAAATTGTACTGGAGTTTTAAG